CCGAACCCCGACATGGAGATGCAGGAGTTTCTGGATCTCGTGTCGCTGTATCTGGACACCACGGGCTCGTGTCTCATTGTGAAGAACCAGGATCGGCTCGGTCGTGTTGCTTCCCTCTACCCGTTCGCGCGAGATCAATTCTCTGTCGAGCCATCGAAGGAACGAATGTTCGCCCGGTTCCAGGTCTCCACGCTCTCAGGTTCCCCGGAGTGGAAATCACCGGACGAGGTGATCTACCTCCGGTTCACCGACCCACGGAATCCGTCGTCGGTTCTCTCCCCCACGGATGCCGCGCTCGCGCATGTGAACCTGGGCCGGAGTATGCTGACGGCGATCAAGTCGGCGCTTAGGAACGCGGTGCGCCCTGGCGGCATGGTGACGGTCGACAACGAGTTGAGCCCGGACTCCTACGCTCGGCTGGATCAGGAAATCGCCGCGAACTACGAAAACGTCTACAACGTCGGCCGGACGATTCTCTTAGAGGGCGGCGCCAAGTTCCAGGAAGCGAAAGGCGGCACACTCAAGGACATGTCGTTAGGCCCGCTCGCGGAAGATGTCGAAGCGGGAATCTGCGCTGCCTACGGGCTCCATCCGGTGCTCGTGGGCGGGAAAGTTGGGATTAAGGCAACCTCCGGGATGTCGGATTCCATCAAACCGCTCACCGATAAGGCATACGACGACGTGATCGTTCCGAGGTGGTCGTATATCCAGCGCGCCTTCACACGCGGTCTGCTCCGCCCCATCGATCCTCGACCGCGCCGCTTCATCCGCTTCGACACCACCAAAATCCGCGCCCTGCAACCCGACCTCACGGCTCGGGTACAGGAAGCCGCTGGCGCGGTGGGATTCTGGACTGTGAATGAACAGCGCGCCCACACGATGCGACCCCCGCTACCGGACGGTGACATCCTCGCGGCTGACCGCCTAACGGCACAGCAAGAGGCTGAGGCGCAGAATTCGGCGAACCGGGCGGCGAGGACGAGAGAGGACGCGGGACAAAAAGTCTCGAATATCATTGGCGGGCCGCTAGCAGACGCGGGACAGAAAGGTTGGGGAAGGATCATAGACTACGGGCCGGTGACCAACGGCAACAACACTGTCACCGACAATGGTCACTAACCTCTCCGCTGACCTCTGGACCGAGTTCGACGAGAAAGCGCGGAGCCAAGAGGATGTGTACGAGCGCGCCGCGACCGCGCAGTTCGCTGCTGAAGCGAAGGCGGTTCTCCAGATTCTGGAATCCTCTGTCCCGCAAATCAAATCCACGCTTGATGACGCGCTCGCGCGATCGATCCTCTGGCCGTACATCGAAGGCGCGTTCCTGAAGATTCTCGCGGCGTACACTAGTGCTGGTCTGTTTTACCGCCAGTGGTACAACCGCATGAGACCACTGGTCGCCAAGACGATGGCCGGAGCCGACGCGTCGGTGAACGTGAGGGTACGGCTGATTGGACCCACGAGTCCGCAGGTAGTGAGCGCGATAAACCGACGCGTCACGAAACTCGCCGCGAGCGTCACGGAAACCACGGCGGATCAGATTCGCGCGGTGATGATCAAGGCGCGCGAGGACGGTGTTGGCGTGACGGAATTGGCGCGGCGAATCCGTACCGATGTGTTCGCTGACACCATCACTACCGCCCGTTCCCGAACGATCGCGCGCACGGAGACCGTCGGCGCGCTGAACGAGGGCGCGATGGTCAAAGCGCGGGCGAGTGGGGTGTTCCGCTCGAAACACTGGATCTCACAGGGCGACGGGCGCGTGCGCGACTCACACCGCACAGCCGAAGCCGAAGGCTGGATCGCCATCGATCTCCCGTACTCCAACGGCCTCGACTACCCCCACGCGCCGGGCTCGCCAGCGGAAGAAGTTGTCAACTGCCGCTGTTCGCAAACCTTTTCAGACCTAACGCCGGACGAGGCAAACGCAGGATGAAGCTCTGGATTGTCGGTCAGTACCGTGAACCGAACTGGGATTTTCAGGGCGTTTTCTCCAGCGAAGAGAAAGCAGTCGCTGCATGCCGCACGCCTCTCTACTTTGTCGCGCCAGCGGACCTCGATGCGGAAGCGCCTCACGAACTCGCAAAAGAGTGGCCTGGCGCCTACTACCCACGCGCCGACGAGGCGAATCGGGAGTCACCATGAAACTCGCAACCGCGTTAGGCGTCTCGTTCGCCGTCAAGTCCGTCGACCAAAAGGCCCGAAAGTTCTCGGGCCTTGCGTCTACGTGGGAGAAGGACTTGGGGAATGATGTCATCCATCAGGGGGCATTCAGGAAAACGCTCTCGGACTGGCGGAAGTCCAACACGAAAACAATCCCGCTGCTGGATTCGCATGACCGTTTCTCCGTGGATTCCGTGCTCGGGAAGATGGTTACCGCTAGCGAGACGGGTGCGGGGCTGGAAGCCGAGTTCGAGATGCGCGACACGGAGAAGGCGCAGGAGGCGCTGGCTGCAGTCGCTGATGGATTTATCTCCGGCCTCTCGATTGGCTACGAGCCAGTTGAATTCAAATACGAAAAGCCTGAACGCGGATCGATGTTCGATACGATTCGCCATCTGACCGAGGTAAAGCTTCGCGAAGTTTCCCTCGTGGTATTCCCCATGAACGAAGGCGCGCGCGTCGACCCTTCGTCTGTGAAATCCCTTTTCGACGCCGCGAAGGCGGGTCAGCTCACCGATGAGATGTGGGCCGAGCTACTCGCACTCCGACCAGCCGCAGCCACGCCGGCCGCACCGAAGAATGAGGCACCGGCGCCGGACGCACCGACAGGACTCGCGCCCGACGACCCCAGGAGAATCGAGATGTCATCTCGACTCCGCGGGCTCAAACTTCGGAGTCTCCAGACATGAGTACGGCTACCGCGACCAGGGATCTCAAGACGATCCTCGGCGACATCGACCGGATTGAAACCGAGTTCAAGGGCAAAGTGATGCCCGAGGACAAGGGGCAACAGTTGGAAGCGTTGTACACCGAGGGCAAGGCCCTCCAGGACGCTGCCGACCGCCAGAAGCGCCGCACCTCCCTCGAATCCTTCGCGCGGGAAATCCCCAACCCCACGCTCCCCGACACGACGGAGCGCGGTGCCACGAAGGACGAAATCAAGGGCGCCAAGAACCGGATCAGCGGCTACATGCGGGTCGGCGAGTTCATCGCGAACGCGCCCGTGATGCACGAGTACGCGCAGAAGTTCCGCAACATGCACGGGATCAACATCGAGATCCCGTCGCTGCTCAAGATCAAATCGCTCGGCCTCATGAACGGGTTCGTCCCGCTCACGAAGGAGATGCGCGAGGCGATCGAGACCAAGGATCTGGCCGTGGTCGGCGACGGCGTCATCGAGCCGCAGCGGCTGACGGACATCGTGCGAGAGGTGGAGAACGACCAGCTCAATCTCCGCGATGTCCTGAACGTCTCCCCCACGTCGTCCGCGCTCATCCAGTGGGTTCGTCGCGTCGGCAACCCGGATCGCTCGGCTGAGATCCAGTCCGAAGGGACGACCGCCGCGACGATGGCGCAGAAGCCACAAGCCGATGCCGAGTACGAGCTCGTGGACACCGCCGTCAAGACGATCGCCGTCTGGATTCCGGTGACCGAGCAGCAGTTGCAGGACATGCCGGCGCTCATCAACCTGATTCAACAGGATCTCCTGTGGGATCTCCGCAAGGAAGAGGAAGAGGAAATCGTCTGGGGCGACGGCACGGGCGTCCACTTGGATGGGTTGGACGCCAACATCACCGAAGCCAACGACGGCGGCTACACCAGCAACATCGACATCATCCGGCGCGCCGTCACGCAGGTCCGCGTCTCGGGCTACCAGCCCAACGCGGTCGCGATCCATCCCGAAGATTGGGAAACGATCGAGCTGGAGCGTGGGTCCGACGGTCATTACATCTGGGCCATCATCCGTGACACGTTAGGCCCGCGGATTTGGGGCATGCGCGTCGTCGAGACCGTGGCGATGGGCGATCCCGACTCGGCGAATCGGCTCATCATCGTCGGCGATTTCCAGCGCGGCGCCACGCTGTTCGACCGGATGGCGGCGTCGATCGCCGTGGGCTGGCAGGACAAGCAGTTCATTCAGAACGTGCGCACGATCCGCGCAGAGGAGCGCGTGGCGTTCGCCGTCCGGCGCCCGCTGGCGTTCCGCAAGATCACGGTGTCCTGAGTACCCGATGGGCCTCGCCTGGGACCTGAAGATGCTCCGCAGGGAACGAGCGAGGGCCGCGGCTGGGCAGGTACAGAGATGGACACCTGCCCGGCCGATTCCGGTGGGACCACCTCCACCATTCGATTTCTGGGGCGCCGAGGGGCGGATTCTCGCAGCGGAACCATGCACCGCACAGCCATTCGCGACCCAACCTACCCTCGGTTCCCTTCGGATCGCCCAAGGCTGTCACTACGATCCCGGCAACGCCGCGTATCGGTTCAACACCGCGATCAACGAGTATACGAAGCACGCTTCTGCGCTCATCCGGTTCGGACACACCAACCCGTTCTGCGACTTCCGGACGATCGACGGCGGCGACATCAAGGGCGTCGGCGATGCCGCGCCAGCGGCGAAATCGGCCGTCTACCACGCCGATGTCATCCACGCGCACGCCGACTATTTCCTGCAACTCAAGTGCGGTTTCAAGTGGCGCGCACGGCCTGACCAACTCGTGATCCGCCACTACCACGGCACGCGAAAGGACGCCCACGAGAAACAGCAATGGCCGCTGTTGAACATGCTCGAGGACGACTTAGCGAATGTGGTGCTCGTCGGCGCGCGGCTCACTTTGTGCGAGCTCCGGCCGTCTCGCATGCAGTGGCTACCCATTCCGATTCCAGTAGACCGCTATCGCGCCCTTGTCCCACCGACCCGTCGCCCCGGTCCTTTCAGGATCGCGCACTCCCCGACGCGAACAGACTTCAAGGGGACGGCGGAGTTTATCAGCGCGTGCGACCGTCTCACCAAGCGCGGGGTGGCGGTTGAGCCGGTGCTCATCGGCGCGAAGCGGAAGGGGAGGAAGCTGGAACCGGACCGGAAGCTGCACGGCGAGGCGCTGAGGCTGAAAGCTGAATGTGACGCCGTGTTCGATTCCTTCTGGTTAGGCATCCAGGGCAGCGGGCTCGAAGGCGCGGCGATGGGGCTTCCGGTGATTGCCGGGGACCCGGACGTGGCGGAGCTCTACCGCCAGAAGATCGGCTATTGTCCGTACATCTTCGCCAACGACGGCAAGACGTTGGAAACGATGATCGAAATGCTCGTCACGCGGGAGCAATTCCGTCGAGAGAGCGCGGCGACGGCGTTCTCCTACGTCTCCACGTATCACGATTATCCGGCTGTGGCGAAGCGGTATGAACAGATCATCGCGAAGGCGACCGGTTGGCCTAACGTGGAGACGAAGAAGGAGGCCGTTAGTGGCACTCCCTGACCTCCAGGCGGTGAAGGACCGCTTGCGGATCGACCGCGCGATTGAGGAGGAGGACGCGGACTTGGAAGTGATGCGGGCATCGGCAAAAGCCGTGATCTTGGAAGCGGTCGGGCGACCGCTGGAAGCGGAGGAAAGGGAGTTCGTCGTGGAGGAACCGAGGGGCTACTGCGATCCGTGGACAACGCCGTGCCGATCATTCCACCTCCCGCTGTACCCGGTGAAACACGCCGATCCCGACCTTGTGACGATCACGGACGCCGACGATGAGGAGGTGACAGACTTTCGGGTGGACGTGAATACAGGGCGCATCATAGCTACCAACTCCACCGTGTTCTCCAACTTCCCGCACACCGTCACCGCGACTGTGGGGCTCTCTCTTCTCCCGGATTACACCACGCGCGTCGAGCCCATGCTCGCCCAGGCGTTCCTCGACTTGATCGCCGATTGGTATCAGCGCCGCAACCCCGGCGCGCTCGCGGAAGGCGCAGGCGGTGGGGTGATTACGCAGTGGCAGACGCTGGGAGTACCGGAGAGAGTGTGCCGGATGTTGGACCCGTACCGACTGGCGAAGGCATGGTGAGTATGACACGGAGGAAGCAATGAAGGTTGGTGACCGAGTAAAGTTTACGAATGAGGCCGGTGTCGAGTATCCCGCGCTGGTGCTGTATGTCCATCCAGGCGAGGAGCCGAAACCGTTGATCGATCTGACGCATGTTGACCCAAGCGTGCATCTACCGAACGGTCCTTCTGTGCCAATCCAGCGCTTCCAAATAGCGCACAAGGATCAAGTACCGGGGACAGGCGGGCCATACTGGACAGAATCCGCCTAACGTGACTTCCCCCCGCATCGTCATCGGGATGGGCTGTTTCAACGAAGCCCCGTATCTCCCCGAGACGATTCCTGCGGTACTCTCGCAGACGATGCCGGATTTCCAACTGTTCATCCTCGACAACGGATCGACCGATGAGAGTTGGGGGATCTTGAAGCGATTCGCTGACACCGACCCCCGCATCACTCTAGTCCGTTCCCCCCGCAATCTCTCGTGTCCCGCTGCCACGAATTTCGGCTACAGCCTTTGCATGGACGTGTGGCGCGACTGCCGGTGGTTCCTGAATGCCGGCGCGGATGACGTGATGGATCGGGAGTACTTAGAGGCGATCTTGGATGCCTCGAGATCGAATCCCACGGTCAACCTGATATTCTCGCCCGTCCGGTTCCTCGATCACCCCGAGAAAGGGACGTGGGTGTATCCAAACTTCGACCCGAAGAGAGTTCACCAAACGCTCCTTGTCCCCGGCTGGCGCGCGTTCACCCGGGAACTCTGGGACGCCAACGGCCCGGAGTGGACAGGGATCAATCAGGGCTCGGACTGGGAATGGGTGTGTCGGGCAACGGTGAAAGGCTTGTTGAAGCCTTACCAGCTCGCGCGTCCCTATCTCTCCGTCCGCGTCCGCGAGGGCGAACGCAAGACGCAATCGGAGCTCGGCCACTGGCCCACGCTCCACGCGCGCATGTGCGAGCTGATGTACGCGCAGGTTCCGCCGTGGGCGCAGAATGAGAGGCGGGGAGTACGGGTAAGGCAGCGCCGATGACTCCGCGATTGAGCATCGTCACCGCGTGCTACAATCACGCGCATTTCTTGGCCGAATGCATCGCGTCGGTACGATCCCAGACCGAATCCTCGATCGAGCACATCATCGTCATCGACGGCGCGACGGACGATTCCCTTGCAGTGGCGCACGCCCAGACCTCTGACGATGAGCGCGCGACCGTGTGGGACAACCGCACGAATCGCGGACTCGCCGCGTCCCTCAACTTCGGGATCTCCATCGCCCGCGCGCCGTGGGTCATGAAAGTGGATGCGGATGACCGAATAGCGGCGACATATGTGGAGGAAATCTTACGCGCCGCTGAGGACGATCCCCGCCGTAACATCATTTTCTCCCCCGCGCAGCATTTCGGGAATCGGACGGATACCTACCGCTATCCGCCCTTCGATCCGCGCCGGATGATCGACGTGCTGATGATCGCGGGGTGCGCTGCGATTCGGAGAGAGTTGTGGGCGGCGGCGGGTGGGTACGACGAGACCATGCGGATTGCTGAGGACTGGGACCTCCAGATCCGAGCGCACTTAATCCGTGGTCTGGTCCCTCACCAGCTCCCCGCCCCTCTCTGGTTCTACCGCGTCCACGACGGGCCGCGCATGAGCACGTTAGGCAAAGCGAGGGTGTCGGATTTACGGACATACTGGCGCGGGCACACGCCGGAGACGGTGCTCACAAGGTCGCGCTCATGGGGCGACTGGTGCGAGGCGCGAGGATTGGCGGCGTGACGGGACTCAGGGCGCAACACGTAGATCGAGTGACCAGCGTCCACTGTGCTCGTAAGGCGGATTTCCATCCCTTTCCCCGCCTCGTGAGTCCCTAGCGTTGTCCATTGGCCACCGCCGCTACCGCGCCGCGATCTTCTGGTATGTGGATATTGGGACGAGCGGGAGAAGTGACCCGAGGTACGTCAAGCAACTTTCTAACGCTTCCGATGGGAACTGGTGGTGTTCCCTCGATCAGATCGACGGCGATGAGGTTATCCGCGGCGGGAAACCGGAATACCGGATGCGGGGCGTCATCGGGTTCCAGTATCGGTCGGTCCCGCTTCAGAACCCCAAAGGCGTCGTCATCATGCTGGTGGACACCGAACAGATCTTCACGGTGAACGCCATCGTCCCGCGGATCGTGAACAATCAGAACACATGGCAAGTGCGGGTGGAGCTGTATCACGAGACGCTGAAAACCGCGACGTACTCGGATGGGTACTACTACGGGGATTAGGGAATGAACTATTGTCGGAAGTGCCAGAGCGACTACGAGAAGCCGGGGACGTGCAACTGCTTCGCGGAAAAGCCGCTGATGAGCGCGACTGTCTCCTCGCCGTGTCAGGTCTGCGGTAAGGCGAACTGCTATGAGGCCCACATCGTCGGCAACGTGATTCGCTTCCCACAAGCCGACACCCAATGGTCATATACCGTTCATGATCACGTCCGCGAAGAAGCGGCGCGGCGGTATCGCCCGGAAGGCATTCACGTCCCGCCTCTCACCTAATGCCTTACGTCGGCGGGCTCGCGATCGCGTTCCAGGGGCGGAACGGGGGAGCGACCGAGGCAGCGTTGAAGGCGGCGGCGCAAGTTGTCGTGAACGGTTTGAAGGACGAAAAGCCGTTAGGCGTCCGGGGCGGCTTCACCTCAGGTGCCTTTGTCACTGGCAACCTGCTCGGCTCGATCGACATGACGGATGTCGTGCGGACCCCAGAGGGACCAGCGATCGCCGTCTACACGGACGCCGAATACGCCGTCTACTGGGAATACGGCCACTTCAACATCTTCAGCCGGAAATACGAACGCGAAGAACGGTGGGAACCCACTCTCCGGCGCGTGGCGGATGAGGCCAACGCGGCTTTCGCGCGCACGTATCGCCGATTCATGGGCGGCTAAGTGTCCGACACCAACTCCACCGATGGCGTCCTCGAGATTATCCGGCAGAGGTTGTTGACGTTCGTGCCTAACAGCAACATCCCCGGCGCTGACACCTCGACCCTCGCGGATCGCCTCGGCACTTACGTCGCGGGCGGCATCCCCGTTCCCCGCCTCTGGCTCGAAGCGGCACCGGATGACGTGGACGAGAACACCGAAGGGATCACGTTGTGGGGGTTGATGCAAATTATCCCCGCGAAGCAGGCCGGCGACGACGGCGGATTCATGAAGCGTGGCATGCTGGAGGTCCAGTTATTCGGGCGACCACGAACGTCAGCTAGTGAATTGTCCGCAATGGCCGATGTCGTGGAGCAGGCGCTGTTCGGCTGGATTCATTACGACGACGAGGGCGGCTACATCAAGCCGCGCCTCGGACTCGTTAGGACAAAAATCCAGTACGAGTCCCCAGCAGACCGCGAACTCTATCAGATCAACCTGCGGAATGACGTGTCCTACACGCCGCACTACTTGAGTCAGTACAGTGGGTAGCCGCGCACGCGGTTGCTTTACCGAGGCCCCTGCTCACGCGGGGGCCTTTTCACATCTACGGAGACAACGACAGTGACAATGCCAGCCTACGCGGTTCCCAATGATGCACCGGTTGATGTCGGTGTCATCGCGGTCGGGGGTGTCGTCGCCGCATGGGCGGCGACCGAGGGCGGCCTAACGTGGGACCCCGGCAAGAAAGTTCGCCACGTCGAGTACGACGGCCGCTCGTTCGAGCACGAAGGGTTGCACCGCACGACGGGCTACGACGCGAAACTGAGCGGCAAAATCAAGCGCGGCGGCGCGGCGCTCATGCTGGACCTCGAGCCCGGATCCTCGTCGGACGGCTCGTCAGGCTCTGACGGCAACATGGTCACGCTGCTCGACGCCCGCCTGCCGTGGGAGGAAGGCCAGTATCTCGAGGACGTGTATTACATCGTGCAGCAGCAGGACGGCCTCATTTTCCGCGTCCACATGCCGCTGGCCTACGTGAAAACGTACAAGCTGGTGACGAAGGACAACGACGAAGGCATGTGGGACATCGACCTCGTGCCGGTCAAGCCCGCGAGCGACGAGAATCCGTATAGCCCGCCGTTCACCTATCAGTACGTGCAGCCGGCCTAACGATGAAACTCCGATTAGTTGATCTCCTGAAGCCGATCGACGACGTGGAATTCCCGAACGGGACGACCCACACGCCCATCGCCTGGCAGGCAGCGGAGCACGAGCTGTGGCGTCAGGCGACGATTGGCGGTGGCGGCATCGGGCCGGTGCTGCAAATCGTCAAGGCGTGTTATCCGACAGCGACCGAAGCCGATCTCGATTCCTGCGTGACCGATGACGGGTCGCTGCTGATCGCGATGGCGGCACACGCCGGGCGCAAGGTCGAGTGGGTGCGCGAGGCACTAAAAAACGTCGACGCGGTGGGAGGGGAGACGGCGGCACTTCCACCGCAGCCCAGTACCCCGCCCTCGTCCCCGAAGACGAATGGGAATACATCGTCACCGAAATCGCGGAAGCGTTCGGCCAAGACTGGTGGGACGTCTACCACTGCAAACCCCACGGCCAGCCCCACCTAACGTGGTACTGCTATTATCGGCTCGACGAGAAACATCGCATCGATGAACTCCGACGCGAACTGGATGCGGTGGATAGCGCGATCCTGACGGCCAGCGCGGTGAACGACCCGAGCGGACTGGACGTGCGCCGCCGTGAGCTGCGCGCACGGCTGCGCGATGACCCCAGCACGCCCGCGAAACGGGAATGGACCCGTGACGAGATGCAGGCCGTCGCGCAACGTCTCGTAGCCGCCGCACTGACAGGGAAGCCCGTCTCGTGACGATCGAAGCCGGCGCCCTCTCCCTTCGGATTTCGGAGGTCGGCGCCGATGCTGTGCTCGCGAAGCTCGGGCAAATCGACGCCAAGGCGCGTGCGTTAGGCCAAGCGACCCAAAGCCTCAAGTTCAACATCCCGAACGCGACCGGCATCAGCGGTCAGCTCCAGCAGATCGGGATGAGCTTTACGCAGGTCGGCAACGCCGCGAATGCCGCCGCGCCAGCGGTCGACAAACACACGGAGGCACAGAAACGGAACGCGACGGCCAGTAGGGATCTGGCGTCGCAGCTCGGCAACCAACTCCTCAACTATTACAGCCTCAATCAGGTCGTCAACGCGGCGGTCAGGACGTTCGACGAGTTCAACGCCGCAGCCGATCGGCAGGCGAACGCACAGAGACGGCTCGGCGCCACGTCGGCGTTTACGGGCGCGTCACTCTCGGAGATCAAGGGAATCGCCGCGCAGGCGCAGAGCCAGTTCAAGCTCTCCGCCGCCGATTCCGCCAACCTCACGGCGGCATTCGCCCGGCTCGCGTTCATGTCGGGGAACGTGAGCCAGACGGGGAGGCTGATGACGGCGTGGATGGACCTCGCCGCCGCGCAAGGGCTGACCCTCGATCAGGTCATGACCGGCGTGAACAGCACGATCGGCGGACAGGACGAGGGCCTGAATCGCCTCGGCCTCATGAATCCGTCCGGCATCTGGAAGAAGTGGGCCGATGCGTTAGGCACGACGGTCGGGAAGATGACCGACCAGCAGAAGTTCCAGGCGATCATCAATGAGCTGATCGAACAGGCCGCGAAGAACACCGGGGAATACGAGAAGCGCCTCGAGACCGCGCAGGGCAAGCAGCAGGCGTTCAACTCGTCGCTGGAGCAGTTCAACGCGCACATCGGGATGGCGGGATTCAGCGTCCGGTCGCTCGCCTACGACATCGGCACCTCGCTGCTCGACGCGTTCGTGAAGGCTGACGCGTGGCTCGACCGGATCGCGGAAAAGACGAGCACCGGCTGGAAGATCGCCTTGGGGATCACGACGCCAGAGAAGGAGCGCGAGAAGGCGATCCAGGCGGGGCTTGCCAGCGACCCGAACCTCGAAGCGGCGATCAGCGGGATGAATGCGAAGATCGCCGCGGACAAGAAAGCGAAGGATGATGCCGCGCGAGCAGCGCGGGAAGCGGCGGCGAAGGAAGCGGAGCGACGCCGCAAAGAGGCTGAGCGCGAGCGGCGCGAGGCCCTAGCAAAGGCGATGGACGTCGAGCGATTGGGCAGAAGCGACATCTTCACGAGGATCGGAACCGGCCCAGCGGGACCGGCCGTCCCTGTCAGTGTCGGCGTCGACTCGCACGGGAAGATGAAAGGCGTGAAAGAGTCGGAGCTCGGCGATCCGTCGTTCGTCTCGGCTATGACAAAGCGGTGGGACAAGCTCGCCGAGGCGATGAAGGCGAAGAAAGAGATGTTGGTGGGGATCGCGACCGATGCTGCCTCCGCGATCACGGGCGCGCTCGCCGAAGGATTCACGTCGGCGTTCAAAGGCGACGAGAATTTCTTCGCCGCGTTTGGCAAGGCGCTGCTGTCGTCGCTCGGCAACATCATGATGCAGATCGGCACGAGCATGATCGCCTACGGCGCGATCCTGACGCCGCTGCTCGGCATCGCCGGCCCGTTTGGTGCGATCGTGAGCGGTGCCGCCGCGTCGCTCGCGGCCGGACTGGCGCTGACGGCGTTAGGCGCCGCGATGGGTGCGGCGGGCAGCAAAGGCGGAAAAGGTGGCGGGGGGTCGAGC